GGGCACTACGCACTGGACCTACCTACCACTCCGCCCGCCAGCACTGCCTGATCCCACCGTTGCCCGTGACAGGGAGTTCAACGACTGGCTGAAGACATTCCCCACTAAGTTTGAGGACAGTGTTATTGCATTGTTCCGTCTTGGTTGGAACGCAGGCTGGGCTCGTGCATCAAGCCGCTGATCCGCTGATTGATAAACAGCTGGATCTTGAGCGGGAGATGTACCTGTTGGGCGCCGACCGTCGTGAGCTGCTGCGCAATCGACGGATCATCACCCGGATGGAATCCCTCTCGGACTACGGCAATGCCTTGGTCACGCTTGGCATTGACGAAGTCATCAAGGAGATACGGGTCCATCGCAAGCGGCTGAAGGATGGCAAGGCAGGGCCTGGCTACAAGTACCTGGGCCCACTGCTATGCCTTGCTCCGCATCGCATTGCTGCCTGTGCATTGCGTGCTGTCGTCGATCAGATCAGCAGCCCCGTCAACCTTGCTGCCCTGGCGCACCACGTTGGGGAGATGGTCTGGATTGAAACCATGCTGGCCCGTGCCAGCAGGTGGGAGATGCAGAACCACAAGCGGGTGCGTGGTCGCTTCCAGCAGAAGGTGCAGGACATCCATCGGATGAAGAACACCGAGACCTGGTCGCCGCAGGAGCGGGCCGCAACAGGTGCATTCCTGGTGATGGCTATTGCCACCAAGACGGGGCTGGTCAAGGTCGACAGGGCCCAGCGTGGGCCTCGTCTGATCACGCAGGTGCGTGCGACTGATGACTGCATGGCCTTCATTGGCAAGGTCAACGACACAGGCATGGCCTTGTGCCCGTTCTCCCTGCCGATGGTGGCTAAGCCCAAGCCATGGGCCACGGTCCTGGACGGCGGCTACTTCACCGACATACCCAACAACACCCTGCTCAAGGACGGCGCCGACTTCGTTGCTCAGCACACCACTGGCACGGAGCCCTTCATCCAGGCCGCTAACCACCAGCAAGGGGTGGCATGGCAGGTGAACCGTTGGGTGTTGGAGCAGATCGAGCACGCCTGGGAGAAGAGCATCTCCGTCGGGAAGCTGATGCCAAGGGAAGGGTGGGCTGTGCCTCCCTACCCAAAGCACCTGCCTGATGACCACCCGGACATCACGCAGTGGAAGTTCAACGCCCGGCAGATCCACGAGCGCAACGACAAGACCAAGAACCAGCGCATTGCTACGGCAAAGCAGCTGTGGCTGGCCCGTCGTTTCGTGAACGAGCAGCGGCTGCACTACCCAATGCAGCTGGACTTCAGGGGTAGGTATTACTACCGGCCCCCGTTCCTCAACCCCCAGGCCAACGACATCGGCCGTGCCCTGCTGCAGTTCGCTGATGGCAAGCCCATCACGGACAGCAGCCAAGCCGAATGGCTATGGGTGCATGGTGCCAACCTCTATGGCCACTCCAAGTTGAACTGGAAGGCACGCCTTGACTGGGCACACCAGCACAAGGAAGCCATCTGCCGGGCCGGCATGGACCCATGGCAGACGACACAGTTCTGGGCTGAGGCCGACGACCCCTGGCAATTCCTTGCCTTCTGTCGTGCGGCCTACCAGTACATCGAGCAGCGGCAGCACTTCATCTGTCAGCTGCCCGTCGTCCTGGACTGCACCTGCTCTGGCATCCAGCACTACTCAGCCCTGCTCCGCAATGAGCAGATGGCTGAGCTGGTGAACCTGATGCCAAGCGACAAGCCGCAAGACATCTATGCCCATGTCCTGCGGGCTGTGCTCCACCAGCTGCGCAACGACGCAGACAACCCACATGCCCGAGCGTGGCTGGAACTACAGCCCGACCGGTCGTTGGCCAAGCCCGTCGTAATGACGTTGCCCTACTCAGCGACCAGGCAGGCGGTGTTCAAGCACTGCCAGGTCTGGGCATTTGAAAGAACCCTTGAGCTGTACGGCACGGAGGGGTGGTGCTTCAAGCGTGGCGCTATTGCTGCCATGCACTACATGACCACCATCCTGGTGCGTGAAACCAGCAAGATCATCGGCCCCGCCAAGCACGCCATGTCGTGGTTCAAGCAGGTCGGCAAGCTCGCTGGCACTCATGACATTCCCCTCCAATGGCGCTCACCGTCGGGGCTGCTGGTGCGGCAGCAGTACTTCGACTACCGGGGTGTTCGCATCCCGCTGCTCTACCTATCGCCGGTGATCAAGACCTTTGATTCCAACCACCTGACGAATGGGTTGAATCCAAAGCGGATGGGCAATGGGCTTAGCCCCAACGTCATCCACTCCCTGGATTCCAGTCACATGGCCTTCGCAACTGTTGATGCGTTTGCCAATGGCGTCACCAACCTGGGCGGTATTCATGACTGCTTTGCTACGACGCCAGCTGAAATGAGCCAAGTGCGCAACTCAGTGCGCAACAGCTTTGCTGCGATGTACTCAGAGGACTGGTTCCACACCATCACCTCTGAACTGCTGGCCCAACTGCCGGCAGAACTGCACGACAAGCTGCCAGCCATCCCGCCTGTCGGGGGGCTGGACCTCAACACCGTCCGAAACGCGACTTACTTCATCACCTGACCATGGATTACAACCTCATCAACGGCATCCGCCTCACCACACCTGTCGCCAAGTTCCAGTACCCGAAGCTGATTGAACCTGAAACGAAGTTCAATCCCGAGGGTGTCTACAAACTGACTGCCATCATCGACGTGGCCCAGGCCACTGAGATCAGCGACGCCTTGGACAACCTGCTCAATGAGCACAAGGCTTCCCTCAAGGCGCAGGACCCAGGCAAGAAGGACTGGAAACTGTCCGATCTGCCCTATTCCTTTGAGGACTTCGACGGCAAGCCCTCCTTCATCGTCAAGGTGAAGATGAAAGCCAAGGGCATGGGCCGTGACGGCAAGCCCTGGACTGCAGCGCCTGCCATCTTCGATGCCAAGGGCCAACCCGTGCGTGACCGTGAGTCCCTCAAGGGCATGTGGTCCGGCACCACCGGCCGTGTGTCGTTTGAAGCGCAGCCCTTCTACCAGGCAGCCATTGGCGCTGGCATTACCCTGCGCCTAAAGGCGGTGCAGATCATCGACCTTGTTGAAGGAGGTGGCAGTGCCGAGAGCTACGGCTTCGGAGAAGAAGACGGCTGGTCTGGTTCCTCGGAGGCGACCCCGTTCGACAGCTCAACGGCCATCCCCCTCGACGAGTCGGACTTCTGAGTACCGCTCCAAGTTTGAGCAGCAGGTTGCTGGCTCACTGAACAAACGGGGCCTGGCCTTTGACTACGAAAGCCAGGCCCTTACCTACACCATCACTGCCAGCTACACGCCGGACTTCATCCTGCCCAATGGCGTGATGGTTGAGACCAAAGGTCTGTTCACGCCAGAGGATCGCCGCAAGATGCTGGCCGTCAAGGCACAGCACCCTGACAAGGACATCCGCTTGTGCTTCATGCGGGCAGATACCAAACTCTCCCGCCGACCTGGCGCCCTGTCGTACTGGCAGTGGGCCGAAAGGCACGGCTTCATCTGGTGCGAGAAGCAGATACCCACCACCTGGTTCAACCATGCCATCCAAGTTCCTGCGGCATGAGCCTTGCCCGCAGTGCAATAGCAAGAACAACCTGGCCCGTTACGACGACGGTCACGCCACTTGCTTTGGCTGCGGCTACCAAGACCAACCGCTCAAGGGTGAAGCCCTTAAACCCATTGCGCCTATGGCACCACCTGTCACGCCACTGCTGGACTTCATCGACATCAAGGCGCTGGAGAAGCGGGGCATCGACCTCGATACCTGCAAGCTGTACGGCTACGGCTATTCCGTACACAACAACGCCAAGGTCCAGGTCGCCACTTACCGGGACCAGCACGGCAAGGAGGTAGCCCAACACATCCGTGATGCCAGCAAGCGGTTCCGCTGGTTGGGTGACACGTCCAACATGCAGCTGTGGGGGCAACACCTCTGGCGGCAAGGGATCGGTGGCAAAGGTGGCGCCTTTGTCGTCGTCACCGAGGGCGAGATCGACGCCATGTCGGTCAGTCAGGTGCAAGGCAACCGCTACCCAGTTGTGTCCCTACCCAACGGCGCACAGTCGGCCAAGAAATACCTGGCCGCCAATG